CTGGAGACAGCATGAAATTCACCCCAGAGCAAGTTATCGAGATGGCGAGGGAGGCGGGCATTGAGGTGCACGACCGCAAGCAGCAAGCCCGCGTCGGGTTGGCTGCGTTGGCTGGACTTGACTCCACCGCCGAACTCACCCGCCTCTGCACCCTCGCCGCAGACAGGGCGCTTGAGGCGGCGGCGGTGGAGTGTGGGGCCAAGCACGCCAACGGCAACCGGAAGTACACCCATGCGGACGAGTGCATCGACGCCATCCGCGCCATGAAGGAGCACCAATGACCACCACCGACCGAGAGTTGCTTCCGTGCCCGTTTTGCGGCAATCCGGCCCAAGTTGTTGATGACCTCATCACATTCCACGTTGAGTGCCAAGTATGCGGGGCGACAGGGGCAATCAGCAGCTATTCAAACGGGGCAGCATCGGCATGGAACCGCCGCGCCGCCGCTGCTATGGCGGGGGAGGGGGAGTGATGTTCATACACGGCAATCTCGTTCATTCGAGCCCGTTCTGCGTCAAGGTCGAGGTGACATGGCGCGTGGAGCGACACGCGACAAAGAAGCGCCGACGTAACTGGCGGGTTGTGCGTCATCAGCGTGATGTGCCCTGCGCCTACCGGATGGCAGACGGCCGCCTGGTCATGCACCCCGACCTGTATCGGCAGCTTTTCGCCGCCACCCAGGCCGAGCGCAAGGAGAAGTGATGAGCAACGTTGTCCTGTCTCGCGACGAGCTCAAAGCCCTGACCGGCTACGAACAGCCGAGCAGGCAGCTTACCGAACTCCACCGACGCGGGTTCGTGCGCGCCTACATCGGGCGCCATGGCCTGGTGCTCGAACGCGCCCACTACGAGGCCGTGTGTCGCGGCGAAACCGAACGCAAGCGGCCCACGGTCCGGCCCATCCTTCGCACAGCGTGACCCATGCCAAAAGGCCCCGTCAAGGGAACCCAGATCAAGGGCTCCCGGTACTACTACGTCGAAGCCCAGGGCAGCAAACGCATCTGGCACGGCCTGACCAAGGTGAGCGAAGGCCTGCCCGCGCTGTATCGCGCCCTGTCCGAGCGCCTGGCCACCATCGCAAACCCGGAGACGATGCCGGCCGCTGTGACCAAGTGGAGCGCCGAGGTCATGGCCAAGCACGCCGACAAGACCCAGATCGACGAGCAGCGCCGCGCCAACGACATCGCTGCAGCCTTCCAGGAATTCGCCCCGCGTGACGTCGAGACGCCGGACTGCTACGCCTTCCTCCAGCAGTTCGACCACCAGGCGCGCACCTACGACGCCTACCGCTCGCAGCTTCGGTCCATCTTTCGCTACTGCGAACTCTGGGGCCTGCGCCCGGCCGGCTCCAACCCCGTCGATGCGATCCCGACAAAGGGCTACCGGCCGCGCAAACGCTACATCACCGACTCGCACCTGCGCCGCATCAAGATGGCTGGGCTCTATGGCGATGACGGCCGGCGCAACCCGTCCGGCGTGGTGTTCTGCTGCATCACCGAACTGCTGTACCTGACCGGTGCCGACGTGGGCGTGGTGGTGCGCATCCTGGAGCAGGCTGACCCAGCCGAGCCCGACGAGCCGCATGTGTGCCCCGAGGGCCTGATGCTGCGCCGCGACAAGACCGGTGGCAGCAGTCGGCCGGTGATCGTCGAATGGACCCCCAGGCTGCGCGCGGTGGTGGAGCGGCTGCTTGCCATCAAGGAGGCCCAGCGCACCAAGAAGCGCCCGCGCACGGTCGAAACGCCGCGTCTCATCACCAAGGTGGACGGCACGCCCATGAACTACGAGGCCTATTCGAACGCCTGGCAGAAGGCCATGAAGCGCGCGATGAAGACGGGCAAGGTGCCGCCCACGATGATCCGCGATCTGCGCGCCAAGGCGGCCACGGACAAGGACGACAGCGACGGCATCCAGGCGGCAAACCACCTGCTCGACCACACCACCGAAGCCCAGACGGCGGCCTACATCCGGCGCAAGAAGGCGCGCAAGGTGGCGGCAGTCCGTTAGAAGAAAGGCGATCCGTTAGAAGAACGAGCCCGACCGTGGCCAGCACGATGGGCGCGTTTCCTAGGAGAAATTGGTCGGGGCGGTGGGATTCGAACTCACGACCCTCTGCTCCCAAAGCAGAGAAAGTACGCTGCAGCCATCGGCATCCTGTGGCGATTCGTCTAACCTGATGGCGCCAACTGCCGGCCCATTCCATCGGGGTTCTGGCGGGGGCGTTAGAAGGATTACCCCACCCGCTCAGGCGGCGGCTTGATGAGGTCGGGCGGCGCCGGCTGGTTTGCCAGAACCCAGGCCAGCAGCCTGGTCAACTTGGCAAGGCCTTCAGCGCTCAGGTACGCCAAGCCGAAGCGCACCGCCAGGGCTTCGACTTCAATCTCTTGCTGGGTTTGGTGCGGGAATGCCGCGGGCTCGCGTTCTTCGATCCGTCTGCGGCGCGGGCCAGGTGGCCTCATTTCTCGCCCTGCCAGCATTCGCGCAGCAGGCGCCGCGCTTGGGTCAGCGTGCGGCCGGTGTCGGCGGCTGACTCGGCGAAGGTGGCGAGATCACCCAGAGCCTGTCCATCGAGGACGACAAGATCCGCTCCAGCCAGGCCGGGTAGTCCGGGATCGGGCTGTTCATGACCTGCGCCGGCAGCGGCTGGCGCTCCACGGGCAGCGGGGCGACAAGACACGGGGCGGGAGAGCTTGCGCACCCGCTCAGACAGGTCAGCAACACGGCCAGCTGCACCGGCCCTTTCCTTAGCGAGATCATCCTGCACCTCCAACACCACGGCGGACAGCCGCCTTTCTTCCTTGCGCGCGCGCTCCTGCTCCAGGCTGATGGCGTGCGCGCTGGCCAGCTGCACCGCCAGCAGATCCGCCCGAGCCCGGCTGGCGTCAGCCTTGGCCGACAGGCGCGACACCTCCAGCGCACCGCACATGGCCAGGAGCACGGCCACGGCGATGGCCCAGCACCAGCCGGGCACCAGGTCAAGGATGGCCAGGAACTTGGTCACACCAGCCCCGCGCGGTAGCGGGCCACGCCGTTTGTGAAGCTGGCCGTCAAGACTTCGCGGCGGGGAGACGGGGCAAAGCTGATGTGCACCCAGCCGCCCTCCATGATGAGCTGGTCGAACTTGATCTTGGACGCAGCAATGGCGCGGGCGATGTCCTTGGGCGTGCCGAAGAACGGCGCGGTGAAGTCGCAGGCAAGACCGCTCATGTGCTGGCTACGCGACGCGCCGCCGATGGCGGCATTGACCATGGGGGATCGGTAGCCGCTCGAGATGTGGATTGGCGCATTGATGAGGTCGCGAACGTCCTGCATTCCAGGCGCCAGGAAGTTGCGCAGGTTGGCCATGGCCAGCGCATCCGGTTCGTTGTTCAGGCCGCGCCGCTCTGCCGTCTGACTGCGCAGGAACTCCGAAAGGTGGAAGTCGGCAGTCAGGCGCTCGTCGGTCACGGCAGCAACTCCTTCGCGCCCCTGTAAACGTCATCGGCGCTCTTGTCTTGGTACTTGGCCATGGTGTTGAACGCGATCCGCACCAGCACCCACCCAGGCAAGCCAGCCGCAAAGATGGTCCCGCCGATCTCCAGCAGGCCGAACCAAGCCACCACCGGATCAGCCGATGCCGCGTGTGTGTTGAACCCCAGGTAGATGACCAGCCATCCGCCCAGCGCCAGCGAGCACACCAGAGTCGAGATCAGCGCAACAGCCCACTCGCGTGATGTGCGCGGCTGCTTGAGCAGCATGACCACCAGGGCCGAGAGCGTCAGGCCGCCGACAACCGCGCCGCCGAGCGCTGCGCTGCTTGCCCCTTTTGCTGCCGCCACACCTGCCGCGCTTGCGGCTGCCGTTCCGAGTTCCATTTGCCTGTCCATGATGGTTGTGGTCACAGTTGAGCCGCTTCGACAATGTCCGGGTTGGCTTTAAGGAAGGCGATCAGCTTGGCCGCTTGGGCTTCGGTGATCTTTGGAGGCTGGTCTACAACCTCGGGCAGCGGAACGGTTGACGCAAGCACGGCGCCGGCTGGCACCGGCTGGCCTTCGTCGATGAGGGTCCACACGCCATCGACCAGGTAGGCCGACACCTGAATCTCGCGGCGCTGGCCGGTTTTGATGTTGAGTTCGATCCGGTTCATCGGTCAGTACTCCACAAGAATGGACGCAGAGCCGCCGTCAAACGTGCCGCCCGAGCAAAGCAGGCGGATGCCCGTGATGTCGCCAGCCAGCACCGTGCTGCCAGCGTGCTGCTGAAATTCAGCAGTCCCACCGTGGCGAGCAACTGCCCCGTTACACGTCCAGGTGTTCGAGCCCATGAAGGTGAGAACCGTGGCGCCGTGGATGTTCGTCGAGCCGTTGGAAAAGTCGTAGCGGCAGAAGGCGTCGGAAACCGTGTCGGCGCTTGAGCCCGAGCCGTAGAAGAAAAACGTTCCTGTGTACCCGCTCGAAACCTCGGAGCCACCAACCAGGGCGCGGATCTTGACCGAACCGGTCGCCGAGCCGCTGACACCAGACAGCATCACGGTGATGCGCTTGGCCCCCGCAGGAATCCCCGTGAAATCGATGGCCGTGCCGCTGGTGGTGGCCTGGATGGCCGAAAGGCTGAACTGCAGGCGCGTGCCGACAGCCGCTGCAATCAGGCTCTCGGCCTGCTGCTTGGGCACCGCCTCCAGCGCATTGGCCGCGTTGCCTGAGAGCACAATTGCGCCCGTCATCGTCCCGCCCGACTTCTGCAGGGCGCCGTTGATGAGGGACTGCACAGCCGTCGCCAGCTTGGCCAGGGTGATGGAGCCATCAGCCGGAACCAGCTCAACCACGCCCCCGCCAGCAAACGCCGCGACATCCACCAGGGCGATGGCACCACCCGCTCCGAAGGTCAGCACTTTGTCCACGCGCGAGGCCGCTGCAGGCAACTCAGAAAGCGACTCACCGACCGGCACGCGGATGCCGCGAGCGATCAACTCGGCGTCCTCTTGGAGCGCCATCACGATCCGGTCGAGGTCGTCGTCGAGCACGTCCTCGCGCAGATCGCCTGCGTATTGGTAGTCCGTGGCACGCTCGCGCGAGACTTCGCGGTAAAGCAGCACCTCGATGCCAGAGCCCGGCGCCACCGAGAACGTCACGGTGCCGCCATCGCGGTCGCCAATGCCGGCCACCGTGAAACCTGTGGTGACGATGGAGCCGTCCACCTTGACCTTGATGTCGTCAGCCGAGAGGATGGCGAACTCGTAGGCGAACACCGTCGCGGTGCCGTTTCCGGTGTGGCTCGTGATGGGTGTCTGTACGCCGATCGGCATGGGCTCGCTCCTGAGCGGGCCTGGTCACACCACCTGATCGACCTCGATCTCGAAAGTGCCCGCTGATGGACGCCAATCGTCGCGCTCGTGCGGGTCAGCGTTCCCGACCTTCGGCCCGCGCCCGATGCGCTCAGGCTGCTGGATGAGGCACTCGGCGCCGGAATCGAGATGATCGTCTGGTTGCTTGGTGGCCTCAGGGTTCCAACTGCGCATGGGCTCCTCGACGGCTTCGATTACGCTTGTGTGCGCCCACAGGTAACCAGACGATAGGGGCGCGTCAAATGCGCCCAAGATCTTTCTATTTTTGTTCGATGTGGTGTGCTGTTCGGTTACCCCGCAGCGGATGCGCCTTGCTTTGAGAGCGGCGCGCAGCAAACCCGGCACATGCGTTCCAACGCCGTTTGTCTCGACGGTTACACGAGGAAGACTTAGCGCCTCAACCAGGTCGCATACCTGCCAAACCTGACCGCCGATGATTTTCCCATTGTCGTCAAGATCGGCCACCTCGCCCGTCAGAGCTGCAGCGCGGTGCCAGTACGGGCGGCCGGTTTCGTCTTGAAACATCACGCTGAAAGAACTGGTGTCGCTGTTGAGCTTGTTGCCGGCCGGATCCCAATGTGCGGTGGCCGAGACGATCCGAGCCTTGCCCAGGTACATGACCGGCTGCCCGTTGTGCGTGCGGATGGTGGGCTCCACGTCGTAGGCCTTGAGGCGGTCGGGGTCGAGGCGCGTCTCTCCGACCGGCTTGGAGTGCAGCTGGTACTGGCTGTCCCACTCGTTGACCGTGCGGCATGCCCTGCGCCGCTTGATCATCTCGTCGGTGGTGAACCGCTCAGGCCAGGCGCTGCCGTCGTAGAGATCGACCAGCCCACCAGGAGGCAAGGCGAAGACCATCCGGCCTTCCTGCATGGTGTAGTCCACCCCTTCGACCAGCACGCGGCAGGTTTCGCCGATGCCGAAGAAGACCAGCGCAGGCGCGAACGGGACCGGGTATGACTTCTTGTTGGCCAGCTCGATGCGGTGCTCACGGTCAAACATCTTGATGGTCAGGCAGTCGGCGCCCAGTTTCTCCTGCTCGTCGTAGATGGAGTCATGTGTGTGCGGGGTGCCGATGAACAGGCGCCGCGCACCGGGCACCATGATGTGAATTTGCTCGCCCAGGCGGGCGCGCATCTTCTCGCGGGACTCGGGATTGGTGATGTTCTTGGGCACCTCCACGTCGTCGTTCTGCGCCTCGTCGCAGCGTGAGGACGTGATGTTGCTCAAGATGCCAGCGGCCTGCATGGACGGGTTGCGCTCGTCATCGGCGCCGGGGCACCACCAGAAAGCGGCCTCCCCCTTGTTGCCGTTGGCGAACCAATCCGATGTCCACGGGTGGCGGGCCAGCACCGATTTCGTGTCGCGGCTGGTCTTGTACGCGGTCTTGTCCTGGTCGCCCTGGTGGAGGATGCGATAGGTTGGGTCGTCCCAGTAGCGCCAGGCGTTGTAGCAGGCCAGGATGGTGGACTTGCCGAAGCCACGGAAGCACCGCAGCACGGCCAGGTCGCCACGGTGCTCGAGCCAATGGCATGCCCGGATGTGGATGTCGGGAACCGCCCAGCCCTTGAACTCGGCCCACACCAGGAAGAAGGCCAGGAAGGAGGCCTTACGCTTTGCCGAGGGCGCGTCGCTGGAACTCATCCTTGCCCTTTGCCTTGTTCATGACGCGGTCAAGCGCGGCCTGTGCGCGGCGCTCGGCGTCCCCGATGGCCTTGTCGAGATCGCCCTCGGTGCCTTCCTCGGCGCCGGCTGCAGGCTTACGGTCCTCGTAGTGCTTGATGACGTTGAGGGTGTGCGACAGCACCGCACCCGTGCCCAGGGCGCCCTTGCGGTCCCAGTGCCGATTGCCGCGTTCCTCCTGGCTCATGTCGCGCGGCAGCCTCCCGTCGCCGCTCCAGTTGGTCGGATCGGCCTCGACGATGAACACGTCGGCCAGGGATTCGCTCAGGTCTTTGAGCCGCTGGATTTGGTCAGGGCGCATGTCAGTCTCCTGCGATGGCGGACAGGTCGGGCGCGCGGATCTCGCCGCTGTCCGGGTCGAGCCAGTAGTCCTGTCCCCAGTCTTTGCGCGCCTTGCCCTGGATGCGGCCGAGGTAGCCGGGGCTCAGGTTTTCCTGCAGGGCGTAGAGGCCCATGTGGTCGAGCGCGGCCTTGGCGTACCAGAGATTGACCAGCGGGAGGTGGCCACGGGCAAAGCGCAGCCCCTCGGCGCCCATGTGCGTTTCCTTGCCAGCCTGCCACTCGTCGAAGTTGCCCTTGGTCAGCTCGTAGAGGTCGGCCGCGCTGCCAAAGGATGGGCCCAGCCAAGTGCGCCCGAAGGTGTCGAGCGGGCTGCGGTCCTCGCTGGTGTCCTGCAGCAGCATGTCGCCCATGAACCCGAGCCCACCACCTTGGGCCAGCGCGCGCGTCCAGAACTTGGGGGTGCTCATGTCCACCGGGTCCTTGCCGGACACCAGCTGCTTGGTCTGAAAAGCGATGGCGCCCAAGGCGGTCAGGCTGACCATGAGCGCCCCGGCGTAGGCCACGCGGTTGGCGGTGAGAGGCGCGCCCTCCAAGCCTTGCGGCGTCTCGAGCATGCGGCGCCAGTGGCGCGACACCATGGCGATGGGAAAGGACTTGAACTGAGCCATGGAGCGCCACAGCTCGCCGTCGATCGTGCCCCGGGTCGAGCCGCCAGCCGTGACGATTGCCCGCGTGGCCAGGTCAGGATTGAGCACGGCCACCTCTGACTCGTCGGTGATGAGCCCCAGGTACTTGGCCACCACCTCGCCAGCGCGCGGGTCGCCCGTGGCATAGATGGCATCGGGGGTGATGTGCTCGGCGCCACGGTGGGCCACCGGTTCGGCCTGCTGGATCACCTGCCAGTCGGCCTCAGTCAGCCCCTTGGATTCCATGCGCCAGCGGTCGTACTCGGTCAGGCTGCCCCAGTCGGTCGAGCGCAGGCGGCCCATGCCAGACATCATGTTCAGGCTGAAAGCCCGGCGCATCATGTCGGTTCGGAAATTGTCAAGCGACAGGCGCATGGTGGAGTTGGCCAATCTCCCGGACCAGCTCTGCGCGATGTTCTCGCCCGTCCAGCGTGACAGGTCCGAAATCATCGACTCGGCCATCATGCCGTGAGCATTCATGAAGGCCTTGGTTTCAGGCGTGACCGCCGCACCAAGGTTCTTGATTGCATCCCAATAGGACAGTTTGTTGTAGCCGGTTGTGACGAAGTAGGTGCCCAGGTCGGTGATGCCGGAAATGAAAACGCCCTGCAGCTTGCCGAACGTCTCAATGTTGCGGGTGTGCATGCCGATGGCGGCCACCCGGGCGGACTCGGCCGCCCCGCTGCTGCCGTTGAGCACGCGCCAGTAGGCCGGCGCCTTGTTGCCGAACACGCGCTTGGGGCCACCATCCGCCCGGTCGGCCAGGTCCATCTGCAGGC